AACCTCAGTTTATCTGGGGTTTTTTCATGTTTTGCATTAGAATATCAATATATTGATTTTATTTTATGGCAAGCAATCTATCAGCATTGGATCGTTTAAGAAAAGCTGCAAATCTTGAACCAAGAAAAAAACAAGTCGAATTATCTGATGGCTCTATTTTTGAAATGTATGTAACTCCATTAACAATGGCAGAACGTGATAGAGCACAAAGGTTGTCTAAAGATGATGATAATAATTTTGCTTTACAGCTATTGATGACAAAAGCATTAGATGAAACTGGTAGAAGACTTTTTAATGCAGGAGAGATTGATGTATTGAAGAATGAAGTTAAAGATAGTGATTTACAAAAGTTAATGCTTGCAGTTATCACAGAAGAAGAGGAAGTAATCGACCCAAAAGACTAACTGCTGAACTAAAAAAAGATAATTTGATGATGTTGCAATTTGGTGTTGCAAAAGAATTAGGAAAAACTTTAAGAGAAATTA